AATACTTTCTTATAATCTGCACTATTAACTAAGTTCCTGACCTTCCTACCAAAGCCAACAGCTAATTCTGCGGTGTGAGCCGTTTGAATTATCTTCTTATCTGGGTATTTACCTAGAAACCACGCAGGCAACAGGTAAGAGGCAAACTCACTCTTTGTATGTCTAGGGGGCATATTGATGATTAAACGCTTTAGATCGCCTTTAGCAACCCTCTCAAACGCATCAGCCATTATTTCGTGATGATGACCATGAATAAACGCTGACCACATCTCCCCAACAAAGTCCATGAAACCATCATGGCATTTCTCTCTACCTTTAGCTTCCTCTAGCTCCTCAAGAAGAGATAATAACTCTTGTTTCTGTACGGGGGATAAATTCTTTACTTTACCCAGTAAGTTTTTGTTCATGTTTATTACGCTCTCTTCTCCATAATGCAAAGAACAATAAGATCAAAGCTGGTTGGAGGAACACAAAGATTACAATATTAGCTAGTTGATAGCCCATTCCAGTTACATTCCCAGTCACTTGTAATATATAAACACAAATATTAAAAAATACACTAATAAGTTCTTCCATATAGTAAGTATATACTTATTTAATAAATACTTCCTAAATAAAATCCTTAATAAGTACTTAGTATAATAAGTATTTATTAAATAATTGGTAATTACTGGGTATAGGAACTCTTAGATTTTAACATATTGCACCCCCTTCACAGAAAAAGCAAGAAAAATTTAAAAAATAATATGGGGGGTGCAGGAATCCTGGGCAATATCCTAGAGAAAACCCATATAGCAACAAAAAAAGCTAGCAAACTGCTATATAATAGGGGGGGTATATGAAAGTTAGTGATATTTTGTGCATATCACTATGTATTATAGTCAGTCAGGTAACGCTAATATACACAGGGGGTAGGGGGGTCAATATATAGCTCGGTCATCTCAGGAAAAAGGGTAGGTATGAATAAAAGTAAAGAAAAAGATTGCATTACGCTTGCATATGTGTACGATACTAAACCCCCTTACTCTTCGCTATCCAACAGGGTCTTAATCTTCTCTTCTATGTCTGCTTCTATGTCGGTGCTTTGTCTAGCTTCCTTGGTTTCTACTACATCACTAAACAATGCTACGCTCTTACCTAGTAACTCAAGGCTACGAATTCTGCTAGCGGAACTATCAGCTTCAACAGACTCTTTATAAAGACGTTCTAAAACATAACTCCTTGTCCGAATGCTTGAGGCTACTGCATGATCTTCTTTCCTCTCTAATGCCTTCCTAATGCTTTGGGTGATCTTAGGGTTAGTGCTAAGTAGTCGGCTAGCTTCTACTTCTACCCATTTGGGAATGCTTCCATTCTTATTAGGTGTTACATCATAGCTATTGAAGTAGGCTTCTTTGTATGTGGGGTAAGTTCCCTTAACAATTGCATCAACAAACTTACGTTGTTTAATTGTCAGCTCGTCTTCCTTCCCAACAATTTGAAGACTAGGTTTCTCTTTTTCTTTCATGCTTGCATTATGTTCCAAATGATCTAGCAATGTAATGCTCACAATATGCTAGCTATTATGATGTGAAATGATATAGTTATATTTTGAATTAACCCATAGGAGGTTTTAAAGAGTAGATCAAGATAGTGCTTCAGGTCGTGACAGGGCTTAACTGAAGATGAGGGTCACAAGAATTACCCTCGGAGATAGAAGTAAAACTCCAGAACAAAATGCGTACCCAATGAACTAACGAAAGACTTACAAACAAAAGTTGAAACAAAGTTAGGGAGGCGTTAACGATAATCGGACAGTTGCGACATCCTCCAATGTCCTAAGAGGTGGCTTCTCTTAGCTGAAGAGTGAGGTAACTAATTCTAGTTATCTCTAGCCAATTAATAACGAAACAGACTGGAGGGTCTAATATGCGTAAAATTAAAAGTAAAGGAAATCATGCTTTGATAAGTAAGGTTTCATTAATAGTGGGGTCTATGGCTTTCATAGGCTTTGGTTTAGTAGTCTTATATCTTATTTCAATAATGAAGTTTGATTATGCAGGTGCTAACTTAATTGCACTTGCTTTGTTTAGCTTTGGAAGTGCTATTGGTCTTGCCTTAATTGTTAACGGAGTGACAGAATGAGAAATGTATCTAGGGTAATCGCTCAAGCTTTCAATAATAGGAGAACTAAAACTATTTCCAACACACACACAGATGGAGAAAGTTTTTTTCTGCATGGTCATAAAATCGCATTTTGGGATGAAGACCATAACGGAGAAATCTTATCCTTTAATATGTGCGGTTGGGGAACTGTAACAACGAGAGAGAGATTGAATTCTCTCTTTCATGTTCTTGGTTTCAATATGTCTATCTACCAAAAAAATTGGTCACAGATTTTAAGATTCAAAGATCAAGATGTAGAGATAGGAGATTCGCAACAGGTGAACTTCCATATTGATTTAGGTGTTGTTACTTTCGGAGGTGGTAATTTATCCCTTCCTAAGTATGAAGCAATTAAAGAAGGTTGGTTGAATGAGGGTAGAAATGTATAACTTAGCTATCCCTTTTTTGCTGATGCTAGTTTTATTTTTTATTCTCTCTCAAATAGGAATTATATTCTTTTGGTTTGAGTGAGGTTCTATTCACTAATATGTACGCTACTCTGTAATGGAGTAGCGTATTTTTTTGGTTCTTTTTTTTGTCTTTTTTTTTATATTTTTTTTTATTTCTAAATTGTTTGAGGTAGTCATTGAATAAGATAGTCCACGAATTAACGTGCTGAAGAGAATCCTAATTATGGGGTTCAAGAAACTAACTAATGGAGGTTAGAAATATGAGTAATGAATTTGTTTCCCAAGACCCTGAGACAGGTGAGCCATTGTTTGATAGATATGAAGATGAGACAGGTAATGTTGATGATAATTTAACAGTATCTTCTGAAGGCTTTTGTCTATTAACAGATAGGCTTGAAGAGTTGTTTGAACTTTTTGGGTTTTGCAGAATGCCTACTGACGATCAAGTCGAAGATGGAGTTGAGCAAATGGATGATAAATTAGAATATGCTTTTACTGAGATAAGGATTGATTTAATGCAAGCTTTTGATGAAGCTTTAAAAAGATCACAAGAAGAGCAAGAAGAGTCGGACAGGCTTGATGCTCGGCTTGGTGGTGCTATTCACAAGTAGGAGAAATTATGATCTTAGTTAAATTTTTTGTTGAAATTGGTTCTGATGAATCATTTAGAGAATTTTCTTACTTTGAAAATCTTGATAGGGAAAATTATGCAGGCTTAAATGGTGAGTGTTTTGTTTCTGCACCTGAAGGTAAATACATAGATGCTGATCTTTTGGAAGAGGTCTATGGAGAGCCTGAAGGAGGTTTTGAAGAAGCAGAACAGTCTGTAGATGTTTTTGATTATGGAGATGACAAAAGCATAACTGTTCTTGGAGTTTACGATTTAAACGTAAAACAACTTGAGACTCTTAGAGAACTCAATATTGTTTATTAAACCAACTGAAGAGTATTTGAGACAATACGAAAGAATTAAATAGAGGTATCTCTAGCCTGTAAAAAGGTTTCTCTTGGTGTTAGCAATTCTGCTAACTTAACTATAATTATTTCATGGAGGTAATATGAAATATAAACCTAGCAAGGCATTACAAAAAATGCTTTACACATTACAGGCTAATGAAACTCCTTTCCTAATTGGTGGAACAGGTGTTGGTAAGTCTGCGATAGTCGAAGAGGTGCGAGACATCTTGGCTGACAAACGAAAGGTGGTTTACGATAAAGTAAATCCAACTGCTAAAGAGTATGGTTGGATTGATTTTAGAGCAAGCTTATATGAGTCTTATGATTTATCAGGCATTCCCTATATAGAGGAAGGCAGACAGAAGAGAGCCTTCTTAGGTAATCTTCCTACAAGTGGAGAAGGTATGCTTTTCCTTGATGAATTCGGACAGGCTCATCATTCAATGCAAACTGTTCTATCTCAACTTATGTACGAGAAAAGAATCGGTGAGTATGAATTACCTACTCCTCAAAATGGGAAGGGTAATTGGGTTATTGCTTGTGCTTCTAATAAGGCAAGCGATAGGGCGGGTTCAAATAAAATACCTTCTCATTGTTACTCAAGATGTGCCATGATTGAATTCGTACACGATTCAAATGATTGGTTCAATTGGGCGGTGAGAAATGACGTTCATACAGACGTTATTGGTTTCTTAAATTTTCAGCCTAATTGGTTGAATGTTTTTGACCCAAAGGTAATTGCACCTCAACCTTGTCCTAGATCATGGACAAGACTATCAAACATTCTGAAAACTAATCCTGAGAAATCTTTTGTTCAAGGGTTGGCAGATATCAACGTAGGTGAAACTGCTTCTGTTGAGTTTGCTTCCTTCTTGCAATTGAAAGAAGACGTACCTGATTTGCAAAAAATCTGTGAGGGGAAAATAGATACTCCTCCAAAGGCAAAGGAAAAGAAAAAACAGAATGGAATATTTTTCGCTACAGTAGTTGCTTTAATAACTGTAATCAAAGAGGCAAATGAATCTTTGGTTGAAAGTTATTTTGAAAATGCTCTGAGATACATAGAGCAATTTCCAACTCCTGAGTATGAAATATTTTTTGTTCGTTCTCTAGTCAATGCAAGAACTGATCTGATTGAAACAACAACTTTCAATGAGTTTAAAGTTAAGCATCAAGACTTGGAGGTTTAAGCAATGGCAAAACTTAAACAGTTTGAAATAGAGGTGCAAGAAATTCGTTCTTACTATGTAACAGTAGAAGCTACTTCTATTGAAGATATAGAAGACGAAGTTGATTTGAATGTATTGATATTTGATGATAACCAAGTCTTTGATATTGAAAGGTGTTTCCAAAACCTTAATGGGGCTAAAGAGAAATAAATTAGGGAGGGTAGAAATACCCTCCTTTTTTTCTGTATAGGGAATTAACCCTACTGACGAGCGACCTGTTCATTTATGGGTCATGCGAAACAGATAACTACATAAAATGGAGGTTTTATGAATAAAAATGAAAACCTTTTATCCAAACGTGCATTACTTGTAAGTTTAACTATTAAACATCCAAGTGGCATTAAAGTTGATAAAAGTTTAAGAGAAGGGTTGGAAGTTGATGTAGGTGCAGATGAAAGAACTCTGCACGTTTCCAAGCATATATTCGGTGAGAATATTAATAAGATATTCAGATTGATATCGAATAGAGCAAGGAGAAACTACTATTGGAAAATGACTGTTCCATGGTGCGATACAAATTCTGATGATGATTCGTCTATGACTAGTGGTTGGAGATTATGTCCTAGCACAAAGATAGAGGAGTTAAACGATAGAATGGTAGAAGCAAAAGATGAGTTTTACGAAGAGGCTGAAAAGTTTCTACAGAACTATGATACTTTTGTTTCAGTTGCTGAAAGGAAATTAGGTTCTGCTTTCAATAGTGAAGACTATCCTGATGTTGAATCTCTTAGAAGTAAATTTGTTTTTGCTTTTAAGAAGGAAACCATTAGCGAGATCACTAGATCAACTGATATTCGTTTAGAAGTTTCAGACAAGATGAAAGCTGACATTCAAAGAGAAGCAGAAAACAAGATTAAGAACAATGTAAAAAATGTTTTTAAGGTAACTGTTGATGCCCTCCTTGAGCAAGTTAATCATATTGTAGACAAGTTAAAAAAAGGTGAACAGTTTCATGCGAGAAGTTTTGATAAGTTAAGACAATCGGTGGATATGCTTCCTTCTATTAACTCTGACATTCTAGGCAATGATCAAGACATTACTAATACTCATCAAAGTCTTTTAACTGTTCTTGCTTCTATCAATTCTTATGATTCTCTAAGGGATGATTCAGACTTGGGTGAAGCAAAGCGTAAAAAGGTAGCAGACGATTTAGAAAAATCTGTTGGTGATCTTAAAGGTAGTTTTCTTGATAAAGCTTTCGGAGGTAGTAATGACTGAACGAAAACTTGTTAAAGCTAGAGCCAAGTTAATGAAAGGTAATGTTGGAATGGCTTCAATGTTACTTAACCTTGAATTGGTTGAAGACTCTTCTTTCGATACGTTAGCTACTGACGGACAAAAAATTTATTGGAATAAAGATTTTGTTAAAAGTATTTCTGAAAAGGAACTGCAAGCAGTATTGGTTCACGAAGCTAGCCACGTTATATGGGAGCATCCATTAAGAAAAGGTAATAGAGATCATGTTGTATGGAACTATGCCACAGATTATGTAATTAATGGATATCTCTTCTTTGACTTGGGTATGAAGTTACCCAAGGGTGGTTTGATTGACTCTGAATATAGAGGTTGGTCTGCTGAAAAAGTCTATAAGCATTTATTAGATGATCAAGAAGCATTGCAAGATACAGTTGATCAAGTGACAGAATCATTTGATATGGATAATGTTGATTCAGGTTCTACTGATACAAACGATTTGCCTTTACCTGTTGGTGAGATTATTGCACCAACTGACGGAGAAGGAAATCAGTTAGGGGAATCTGAGTTGGCTGAATTAGAAACTGAAATCAGGAATGCGGTATCAAAAGCTGACAAGCTAGAAAAAGCTATTGGAAGTGAATCAGGTTCTGCGATTGGTCGTAGAATGGAGGAACTAAGAGAAATCAATTTTAATTGGCACGAACTATTAAATGATTTTTTACAAAGCACAGTAGCTGACGATAGCACATGGGCAAGACCTAATAAACGTCATTCATGGAGAGGTGTGTATCTTCCTTCTAAAGTTAAATCTGCTCAAGGAGGAGAGTTAGCTATAGCGATAGATACATCCTGTTCAATAGATCAAGACGAACTCAACATATTCACTACTGAAATTATTTCAATGGCTGAGTCTTGTGGGTTGGAAAAGATCAGGGTTTGTTACTGCGATACAGTCGTTAGGAAAAACCTTAATGATGAATGGTGGGATGTTTATGAACTTGATCAAGGTGACGAAATCAAACTTGAAGCTAGAGGAGGAGGAGGAACAGAATTTAATCCTCCTTTCAATCTCTTCAATGATTATTCAGAAGATGTTCAAGACGTAAAAGCATTCGTGTATTTTACTGATGGATATGGATATGTTGATGCTGACGTTGAGCCTGACGTACCTGTTATATGGTGTGTCACAGACGAGAGCCAATATTCTGAAAACTTACCTTTCGGTGAAGTTGTTTACGTTGATAGGAATAGCTTAGTGGCTTAATTGAAATCCAGGTGAAGGATCAAATTTTCACAACTAGGAAAATATTTTTTCCTTCCCTGGCATTTCCCTGGAAAGTCTGAAACCCTGTATTTTCGGAGGTACTATGACTTACCTTGACTTCAGTTTCGCTCTTAGAAACGATTTGTGGAGGTGGTTTTTTGTAAAATTGATCGCAAAATGTGTATTTTGCCTGATGAAGACTCAAAAGAGTCGAAATCAGTTTTACTAACTATTACTTAAAAATGGAGAAAAAATTATGAGTAATGAAATAAATGAAACTGACGTTGAGTGGTTTGTTAAAGAAATGGAAGACAAGCTTGAAAAAGAAAAGCGAAGGTTGGATAAATTACAAGAGGAGGCTAATAAATTTTGGGCTTTTCTTGATGATGAAATAACACAAGCAGATAATTTTCTATTTAGTATGGAAGAATCTTTGTTTGCTATGAAATCAGCTTTCGTAGGTTTAGGTTACTTAGATGCCTCTGTATTGGAGGAAGATGATGAATAATGAAATAGAATGGTTGGTTATAAAAACCAACAAAGATAAAACTATATTCACACAAGTCGTTGAGGCAAGTGAACTTAATGAAGCTTTAAACCTATCAGAAGAAAGTTTTGATTGGGTAAGACAAGCTGATATTTTTTCATCTTGCAATGATAATTATTACGAACTTTTGAATGAATATGGAGTATCAAATATTGATCTTCTACCTGACGATATACAAGCATTTCCAAAAGTATTGGAGGAAGATGATGAATAGTAATATAGTCAAAGTAGATTGGTGGGGTGAAAAGTTAGATACTTATCATAAAAAAATAGGGAATCCCAAAAAGATTTGGAAAGATAATG